ATTTTCATGCGGCGAGGGCGAGTGGTTTGGCCCAGGCTCCGGCGCCGGACCACGGGGCGCGCTGCCTGCGTTGGCCCTCGCGCAGATGCCGGTACTTCTGCCGGGCTTCCGGGGATTTGTCGCCGCGCCCTGGGAGGCCTCCCAAAAGCCGTTGGATCTCGCGGTACCGCTTGTGCGCGGTGCCTTTCTTTCCGGCTCCGAGGCCCGCGGCTTCGCCGATCTCGTCGAAGCTTCGCCCTTCGTCGCCCATGATCCGGAGGAAACACAGCGCGTCGAGCCGGAGGCGCGAGTCTTTCGCGTAGCGCAGCATATTGAGCAGGCGAATGACTTCGTTCTGCTTTTCGGGGCCGGAGGCTTTGGCGCCCCAGGCGGCGAGGCCGCTACCGGCGGGCAATTCGCCGGTGATGATGGTGAGCGCGTCGTCGATGAGACGGAAGGCCAACTGGCGGAAGGCCGGGAGGCTGTCGGGGAGCGGGCCGGTGAATTCCCCAAAGACTTCGCGGAGGAAATCACGGGGGGAGTCGGCGGCCCCGGCAATATCCGGGTCGAAGGACGCAAGGGGCGAGTCGGGCAGATCGCAAGCGCGCATAGGCAGGTGCCGCAAAATGTCAATGACCGCGCCCGGCCGCCATCGCCGTTATGTTGCAGAGTGTTGCATGGACCGTGCGACAACCGCCGCGGTAAGGAGCTTTTCCTGGACCTTCCGCGGTTTGGCCATGAAGACGCGGACTTTGATGCCGAGCATCAGCGCCGCATCGCGCCGCTCCAGGAACCAGGCAACCTCGGCCGCAGTCACGCGGCCGTCGCGAAACCGCAGGCCTTCGCGCTCCCATCGCCAGACGGTGGTGCGATCGCGCCGGAAGAAGAAGCACACTTCCTTGCGCGTGAGCAGAGCATCGGAGCTGGGGATTTCAGACACGCGCTGTGCAACTTACCACGAAAAACGGGCGAAGCACAGGCGCGGGGCTCCGAAGAGGCGCGCCTGGCTGTCGCCCGTACGAGGGTCGCGGGTTGTCAATTGCTCCCCTTCTTTTATGAATCGGCCTTTTCCTCGGCGGCGCGGGTGTCGCGGATCTCGTCGAGACGTTCTTCGATTTTGCCGGAGAGGACGCGCTGCAGCTTTTCATCGTCGGCCAAGTGATTGGTCTTGGTCTTGGTCATCCAGGTGCGTTTGCCGTCCTTTTCGCCGAGATACTCGTCGGTGAGGTGGCGGCGGTAATTGGCATCGATGTTCGTGGGCAGCCACCAATTGATGGGCACGCCGTGCGACGAGCCGTCCTTGATGCAATCGAAGAAGAGATTGGCGGCGAAGAAATCGCTCCAATACCAGACGAGGTCCAGGGCTTCGTCCATCACCTTGTTCACGCGGATCAGGTCGCCGTGGGTCTTGGTGGTGTCGCCGCCTTTCGACGGACTGAGCCAATGACTTTGCGTGAGACAGAAGTCCCAGACGGCTTGCTGCTCGAAGCCGCAATCGACGAGGCCGGCCGTGACCGCGTATTCGCGGCGCTCACCCCCAGGCGTCTGGAAAACGAAACGGCGCAGGCCTCCGCCGGGCAATTCCTTGTGGCCGCAGACCTCCAGGATCGTGTTCCAGTCGGCGGCTTCGCCCCAGTCGACCAGGGCGGACCAGGTCGGCCGGTCCGGGTGGTCCCATAAGATTCCCCAGGCACGGATGAGGTACCACATTTCCGTGCCCTGGCGATCCACGGTGATGGTGAGGATTTCCGCCTCGAGCGGAATCTGCCCCTGGACGTAGCGGACGGGGCAGCGGGCAATGACGCGATCGAGATCGTCTTCCTTCACGCCGGCGCCATTGCGGACGAACGGCCGGCCCATGGTGTAGACCCAAAACTTGATGAGTTTGGCTAGGTCGCCCTTGGCTTCGAGGAATTCGCAGCAAATGACGCCCCACAGCTCGAATGGCGAATACCAGGACCAGACGTGCGCGCTGATATGCTCGGCCTGGTCGGAGCTTTCCGCTTTTTCCGGCTGCTCTTCGCCGTCCTCGGTTTCATCGGGTTCCTCGGCCTCCGGGTTGTGCGCCATCCAACGATAGCGGGCTAACATCCAGCTCTGGTCAGCTTGCTCGATTTCTTTTTGGCAAACGCCGCACTTATAGGTGGCATGTTTGCGGACCAGGCGCTTTTTCCAGCCGACACGCACTTCCTCGAGCTGGCTGGGATCATCGAGCCGCGGGCGCTTTTCGATGATCGCGAAACGCTCGAAGCTAGCCTGCCCGGTGACTTCCTCGCGCCATGCGCTGCGCGGCTGCAGCGCGCCGGACTCGTCGACGAGCGGATTCAGATTCTCATCGAAAGGCACCTGCACCTTTTCCGAGAAGAAGGTGAAACGCTGCCAGCCGGCGAGACGCGGATCGTAGCTGAGCGGCGACCAGCCCGGGCGGCATTCGTCGTCTGGTGGCGGCACAAAGACAAGGTGACGATTGACCTGGGCGCGGGCGTCCGAGCAATGCGGGCAAGGTACATAGCAATGGCTTTGCGTGCCGTTCAGAAACTTCCGCCACGTCGGGCCGAACTCGCCTTTTTGCGGCGTAGAATTCCGCACGATGAGGCGCGAGGGCGCGAAGAGTTTGGTGCGGGCCTCGATCTTGTCCGTGCTGGCGGCGTCGGCCTCGGTGCTGGCCCGGCAGGCGTCCAATTCGTTGGTGATCGACAATTCTGCATTGAATCCGTGCAGATCGGCTTCAGCCCCCGAACCCACGACGCGCATGCGTTTGCCGCGGAAATGCTTCTCGAAGGTCGTCCAGGTCTTCTTCGTGATCAGCGCCAGAGCACGGACCGGCTTGCACTGGAGCAGGAAGTCATCGAGTTCGTCGCGAACGAGCTTGCGGGCACTGTTGCGCGTGGGGTCGAGCCAGACAATCCAGCCGATGCGTTCGGTGATCCAATAGAGGACCAAGCAGATGCAGAAGAGGGTTTTGCCGGCGCGCGCGGAGCTGCACAGCGTGAAAAAATGCACATGCCGTTGCTGCGCGAGATCGTAGAGTCCGCGAAAGATCGGGAAACGACCGGTGCGCAGCCGGCCGGCGTTGGGACCGCCGCTGGAATCTGGGATGACGACATTCGCGTCGAGCCACTTCCACCAGCGCACCCGCGGGCGCGGCCGGAAGATGGATTTGACCAGGCCACGGACCCAGGTCGAAGCGCGCAGATAGCCGCGGGAGTTACGAGTCTCGGTTGGGGTCACTTGCGCTGGCGCGGTGTCGCCTTGGTGACGCTCGCTTCCATCGCGGCCGGTGGGACCGTAGGCTGTGGCCGTGCCTTCTTCTTCCTTTTTGATTTTGCGGCCGGCGCTGCCGAAGGCGCCGGTGCGGGGACGGACTCGACTGCTGGCAATTCTGAATGACCTGGAGCCGATCGCCGCGCGCCCTCGCGTTCGGCGGCCTCGTCGGTGACCTGTCCCGTTGCGGCGTCGGCAATCGCGGTGTCGGGCAACTCGGCTTCGCAACGAGCACGCGCGATGGCGCGGCGGCCGAGTTGGCGGACCGCGCGCGTGGCCACCAGCGTGATGAGCTGCAGGAGCGCGCCCCGATCCTGGCCGTCGAAACAGACGGTAGTGAACAAACGTTCACTATCGGCATCAAAGGGAAGGCCGGCGACGGCCTCGGCGACCGCATCCTCAGAGGTGAAGCCGGCGTCATGCAGGTCGGAAAGGTCGGCGTCCATCTCGTCGCGCAAACGGTCTTCGATCTCTCCCATTTCGCGCAGGCCGACGAGGAAACGTGCGACCCGCGAGGGAAATTGCGAAAGTTTGGTCTGGATGACGGCGAACGTGGCGCCGATGGGCAGTTCCAGCTCCGGAGCCTCCAGGAGAGTGCCGCGGGTGGTCTCGATCTCGATGTCTTTGAGGACCACGTCTTTGGCGATCTTCGCTTTTGTCCAATCGGCCTGGCTGCCTCCGTAGGCTGGGGGCTGGATGACTCCCGGTGCCGAGTCGCCAGCATTTTCCGGGTCGTTTACGGCCTCCGCAGCGGCCTTCCCGCGCTTTAGTTGCAGGTCCACCATGAGGCGCATCCATTCCGCCACACAATGCCGGCCGTCGGCGCGCTCAAGCAAACCGGCCCGCCGTTCGATCTCCGGCTTGTAACGCGGATCGCTGCGCCAGTCCTGAATGGCGCGGCGCGAGACATCGAGGCGCTGGGCGAGTTCGTCCCAGGTGCCGACGTAGCCGGTGGCCGTGTCGATCGGCGCGCCGGCGGTGGCCGCCTGGAGCTTCGTTTCCTCGCGCGCGGTGAGGGTCTTTCCGCTATGGAGCTTGCGAAGGATGTTCGCGAGCTGGCGGTCCTGAATCTTTTGCTGGTCGGCTTGCGTGAGCTTCACGCCAGCCGACGGGCGTCAATCAATGCAGTCAGACGAGGAGTGCAAGACGGCGTAATTGCTTGCATCGCCAATTTAAAGGTCTATTCGACGGAGATGGCCTCTATACGTTACTGTCGGCAATACATTGAATTGAAGACGGAACAGGAGGACGGGCAACTTTTCGTTAAAGCGATATGTCCAGTTTGTGGTTCAGAAGAGGATTCGGCGGACCATGGCTACGGAGAAGAGCACGCTCGACGGATCACTGTGGGCAAGATTAAAGCCCATTTTTTGCTGAGCCACGGTCTGAAAGAAGACGGCAAATATCTCGTCTTTCTAAACTTCCTCGCGCTATCGCCGCCTTCGTCGGAATTTTGGAGGAAAAACGCCGGTAAGATAGGTGTGGCTGTGGATGACGTACACCTCGACGTAATCGTCGGCGCTTACGTGAAGGAACCTGACGGAACTTACCGCCCCTTCCACCTGTGCGCGATGGAAGGGCCAGACATATCGACCGAGGATGGGATTAAGGAGTATCGTCGTGTTGAAGCCCTAGTAGCAGAAGCTGTAAACGCGCTTCAATCCGGCACATAAAAGGCCGTCGATCGCTTACGCATCGAGATCGAGGTCGAGTTGTTTGTCCCGGCGGATTTCGCGGGCGTTTTGCTCGTAGGGGTCGTCCAGATCGGCGCGGTTCTCCAGGCGTGCCCCTTCTGCCCAGAAGTGTTTCCACGCTCGTTTTGCGGCCCTGCCCCGGGCGGTGTGACGGTCGAGGGCGAAGTCGGGAATCTTCCGGCCGTCGCGCTGGCCTTCGTACATGACGACGAGAGCGTGATCGACCATGCGGCTTTTACGGGCGCGCGCGAGGTAGAGGACCGCGTGGACGAGGAACAGGCGCTCCGGGGAATGGCGGGTGTCGTCCTTTTTCCGCTGCGCGAGCCAATTGGCATGGAGAGCCTGCACCGTGGCCGCGGCGCCGTCGTCGGCAAGGCCGACGTCCTCGCTGGCGATGATCTTCAGCCGCTTGAAAACGTATTCGCCGAAGTTGGCGAGATCGAGTTCTGTGGCCCAATAGAGCGCGTCGTCGGCCAGGCCGCGGCGGATGCACTTTTGCATCGCGCTCGCGACCTCGCCGCAGCGATAGCCCCCAGGCGTCTGGACTTCGGCGAACGTCATGCGGCTTTCCTCCCCTTCCCTGCCCCGCGGATCGCGAGCAGGGCACGCGCATCGTTGAAGGCGGCGCGGACGTTGCAGCCGTCGAGCAGGCCCTCGGGCACGCTGCCGCGCGCGATCGCGTCGGCCTGATCCTGGCGAATCCGGAACCGGGCGACGAGCTGCGCGGCGGTGTCGGCAATTCCGGGGCCCTCAACCGGCAGCCGGATGAAACGGGATTCGAGTCGGCCCTTGGTCTGGGCACGCAATTTCGCGAACTCGTTGGTCGTGGCGATGACGGCGTGCCGGGCGGGCAGCGTGTCGAGATAGGTGAGCATCTCGGAAACTGCGGAACTGCTCATCTGATCAATCTCGTCGATCCGCTTGACGGTCCAGGGACTGAACAGGTTCCCGAAAAGGGAACGCTCGCGCCAGTCGCGGACGCGATCGACGGAAAGGCTCTGGCCATTCACGGATTCGATGGCGAAGGGTGAAACTGCCACTTCGCCGGCGAGCGCGTCGGCCAGGGCCGTTTTGCCGATTCCCGGGTCGCCGTCGAAGAGCAGACGGAGTGGATTGGTCCGCGCGGCCACGGACCGCGCCGCCTCCAGGATGGAGGCGGCGGGTCCAAAGAGGACAGGCGTTGTCTGGACAGCTTTTGTCATGACGCGCTTAGTCTTCATCGGGCAGCATGATGGTGATGACCGGTGCGAGCGTATCGCCTGGGCCGCAGACGGCTTTGAGGGTGACGAGGTCGACGGTGTCGCGCTCGCAGTTGCGGACATACAGGTCGAAGGAGAGCCGATCGCCGGGACACTGGCGCGCGGCGCAGCGGAACATCCAACAGACGTCCCACAGCCGGCCGGCTTCATCCTGCCCGGCATGGTCGACGGGCAGGGCAACGCACTTTTCCCACACGGCGCGAGTCATCGCCACCGGGTAACTGATCCCGGCTTCCCGCGCGGTGTCGCCGACGTCGACGAGGATCCCGTCGGCGATCGCTTGCGCGCGTGAGTAGGAGTAAACGACATCCCATTCGATTTCATCGGGTTCGCTCATGATGCTGCCTCCGTAGTGATGACGAGCTGGCCCTGCTGCACCTGAACGCGGACGCGCGTGCCGGGCGCGAAGCCTGCGGACTCCAGCCAACGGCCGGACAGCCGCAGATGGGGCGACACTGCCCCGCCGCGCCGGCGGGGCTGGTAAATGCTGGAAACGGTAAGGTCGCGCATAGGACTTAGGCGGCGAGCTGCACGACGTTGGCGCGCTTCTGCGGCGCGGGTTTCGCGGCGGGCGCGGGGAGCGCGACCGGCTTGTCGGCGCCGAGGACCATGGCGGCGAAGGCGAACGCTTCCGGCGTGGCGAAGATCTCGCGCACGGTGGCGTCCCACGCGGCCACGGATTTCGAGAGATCGCCGAAGCGGTAGCGATAGGTGCCCGTCTTTTTGCAGATGTAGATATCGCCCGAGGCCCATTCGGCGAACGCCGGGCGCAGTTGCTCCAGGTGCTTCGCGGCGCGCTGCAGGCGATTAGCCTTGCTGATGGCGATTCTGCGGATCGTGGTGAGTGCGGTTTGCATTTTGTGTGGCGGCGGTTTGGTCGGTTGCCTCTTCCGTTTTTTCTTTTGCGGAGCGGAATTGCTCCCCGCTGCCCGGCGCCGCGATCGGCACCGGGCAGATCGGGAACAGTCTCGCTACTGCAGGCGGCGCGCGGAGGACGCACCGCCATTGCCGAGCGGGCGATTGATATTGATGTTCCGACCGGCGGTGCGGCCGGCGTCGATCGCGCCTTCGTGACGAATGCGGATGTTCGCGCGGCCGGCGCGGCTGAGGTTGGGAAAGAAGCGGCTCACCGCGGCGACCAGCGCCTTCTTTTCCTCGACGACCACGATTTGATATTTCCCGGCCAAGTCGCCCTTGCCGCGCAAGGCCTCCTCTTCGACGCGGCGTTTGTTCTCGGTGAGCTTGGCGTCGAGGCCCTGATACACTCCGAAGAAATAATTGACCCGCGCGCCTTGGCCGCTGCCGGTGCTGCGCTGGTAGGCGGTCCAGAGCCGGGGGAATTCCGCCTCGAGGAATTCAGTGACCCACTTGGCGAAAGCGATATCGGTCGGCTTGCCGATCACGAAGAGTTCGCCGTTGCGCCCCATCACCATGGAGACGTTGAAGTGCTTGCGGACGATCCACTCGACGTATTTCGCTTGGAAGGTTTTCCGGCGCTGCTGCGTGTCCTTAGTGTACTCCTCTGCCGGGCGCTCGGCGTGCTCGATGCCGGCGAGTTCGATCTTGTAACGGAGCGCGAGTTCCTGCGCTTTCTGCATCGCCGCTTCGGCCTCGCCCTGCGTCGCGCCTTTGTCCGTGGCCAGGCGCAAGAGCTTGCGGAGTTTTTCGATGACTTCATTCGGAGTCTGCATTCGGTGTGGCGGCGGTTTGGTCGGTTGCCTCTTCCGTTTTTCTGGAGCGTGATTGCTCCCCCGTGGGCCCCACATGTGGCGCCCACGCGGGAACAATCAGCCAGCGATCGTGAGGCCGTGCTGCACCGCGACGCCGAGCGTGGTGACGCGGTAAGTGACTTCGTCTTCGGCGAGCACGATCACCGGACGGGAGCGAAGCGGCGCGTTCGGAACCAGGCATTCGATGCGGAGGGCGCGGAGAGCTTCGGCGGCGGCGAGAGTTAATTTCTTTGTCATGCTCGAAGCTTCGTCACCGCCAGTCGTGACGTCGCGCGAATCCAATCGTGCCAACACTTTTCCTCACGCTGGCAGGGCCGGTGCTAACAAGCCGCCGGTGTGCCCCGGATCAGAAAGTCGGCGGGACACTGGCGAACCGGAAACGCTGCTCTGGGGTATCCGAGTGGCCACCGACAGACCGCCAGCGAACAAAATCTTCCGGCGTGATCGGTCGGCGCTCGATCTTCGCGCCGCGTTTGCGAAGTGCGCCGGTGAGCTTTTTTACCACGCCTTGGTGGAAGAGCAGACTTCGCCTGGGAAAGAAGAAGCGAACCGTTTCCTCGTCCGTCAGAGACGAGACGACGACAGTGCGGCCGGCCAGATCTTTCACGCCTTCGCGCGCGCCTGGGAGTTCAAATGCGGCGAGCCAATGCCCCGCGGCTTCTACAACGTCCTCGTTCACGGGGCGGAATTTGCGCCCGGCCCGTGACGAGGGCAAGCCGTCATTCGGGCACATAGCCGATCCCGCCACCGAGATCGAGCCAGGTGTCGGTGCGATCGGCGCGGCCGATCCGAAGCGCGACGCGGACCCGTTTGTCGCGCAGCGTGGTGACGCGACGGACCTGTTCGAGTTCTCCGGCGCGGAAATAGCGGACGATGAGGGCGTCCGGCAGTTTTAGGGCAGCCTTGTTGGCCATATTTTGGTCGGCGGTTTTGACGGGTCGCCACATCCCGGTTTGGGTTGATGTTAGTTCACGAAATCAGAACGGAAGGTGCAGGGAGATTTTCTGGACGCCGGCGTAGTCGCGTTTGCGGGTGCCGCTGTGGCCGCCGAAGTGGAAGATATCACCCCACTTTTTGCGGAGCAGCTCGACGTCGCGCTTTTCGGTAAGCGAGGTGCGATAGGCCGCCTGCCCGCCGGCGCCGGTGAAGGTTTCTTTCTGGCAGAACGTGTACCGGCAATCCTTGAGACAGAGGCGGTGCTTGTGCGCATTCGCGGCCGCGATATCGAAATCATTCTTCGCGACGATGCGTTCGTCGAAGCGGAGGCCGTGGCCGCGGCGGAATCCCATCGCGCACCCGTTGATGTAACCGGTGAGCATGAATGGCTTCAGGCCGGTGTAGTAGCGGAGGGCGCCGTTGCTGGCTTCCCAGCCGAAGTAATAAGCGCCGACGTCGCGAGCCAGGCGCGCGGTGTTGGCGATGATGGTCTCGATGACTTCGGGATCGCGGATCGTGCCTTGCTCGCCTTTTTCGACGAAGCAACGCTGCACGCTGAGAATGTCGTCGTCGATGAAGACGAGGGAGTCGGCACCGAGCCAGGTGTCATCGAGCCGGTCGAGGAGCCAATTTAATTTTGGCGTGAGGCCCTTGACGTCGTCGGGGTGAGTTCCGACGCGATCGGGACCGACGACACGAGCGTAGTCGTCATACTGGCTTCGCGGGACGCTGACGACGGCGCTTGGGATGAGCTTGGCCGTCGTCATGGTGCTTGCCCTGGACATCGAGGGAATGACGATTAGCACGGAGGGCTTCGATGGCGCGCTCGAGCGAGATCGCGCGGCCGAGGCCGACGCCGGTTTTCTTGTAGGAACGCTCGGGGCGGATGCCGAAGAGGTTTTGCGCGAAGGCGGCTTCGGTGGCGTTCGTCGTGAAGATGAGGACATAATCGTAGGACTCATTGAGTTTTGCGGTGATGGGGAATTCCGCTTCGGGGATGCCGGTGTCGCGGAGCAGGGCTTCGAGTTCGTCGCTGGTGACGGCCGCGAGCTGGAGCTGGTCGGCGTCGAGTTCGGAGAGGAGCTTGCGCAGGGCGTCGTCGTCGTCGACGGCGAGCGCGGCGAGTTTGTTGTCGGCGACCAGGTCGCGGATTTCCTCGGCGCGATTGCGGTATTGCTGGAACTCGATCGGGACGTCGAGGCCGCTCCGTTGGGCCATTTGCACGAGGCCGTTGCCCTTCGTCACGCAATTGCTGAGCGTCGAGACGACGGCGGCGCGGCGGTAGCCGTTGCCCTGGACCACGGCGAGCATGCGGTCGAGTTGCTTGGCCGGGTGCTTCTTGTAGTTGCCCGGGTAGAGCGTCAGTTCGGAGGCTGGGACGATGCGATCGAATTTGCAGAAGACCGGAATTCCAGACGCCTGGACCGGCTTGGGGCCCCGACCGCGCGTTTCATGGGAAGTTCGTTTTGGGATCATGTGTACAAAAGTGCTGGAAGTCGCCCAGACTGCTGGCTGGGGGGTCTCAAGAAAGAGATTCCTTGGGTGGGGGGTCTCATTGATGAGAAGCTATCATTGCTGCGAATTACCATAGATTAGTCGAAGAGATCAGCACTGGCTCGCAGCTCTCCTTTGCCCTCGATTAGCTCAAGGCTGCGCAACTTCCCAACGTATGTGCCGAACGTGCCGCTGGTGTGGCTGATCTGCGCACTGCTTCCCAATTCCTCTTTCGTCATGAAACTCGGATACGCCTCGGCCAAGGCCTGCAGCATGCGTGCTGCACCGCTGCCACCGCCCAACTCGCCGAGCCAATAGCCGAGCAACGCGCTTCCGGTCGGCAGCGGATCGTAATCACCAAGCGCCGCGATGCCGGATTGCGTCAGCACCATGCGATCGCGGCCACCGTCCACCCAACCATTCGAACGCAGCTTGCCGAGATACGTCCCGAACGTGCCGCTCTTACTCGACATGCCAGCGCGAGTGCCGATCTGCTTCGCACTCAGACCTGGCCGTTGGGCCAGCGCAATCATGATCCGACGCATTCCGCTGCCACCAATAATCCCGTTCGCCGTCGTGCTGGACGCATTGGTGCGCACTGCCGGCGTGGCCGCTGTGACCGTCCTTTTATGCAAATTCTTTTGCATAATTGCATCGGCCTTCGCGGTCACTGGCCCGAGCCGTCGCACCGCTTCGAGAGCCACGTCTAAACCACGGTTAAAGTCAGCGGCCAATTTCTCCAGGTGCTTTCCGAACCCTTCTCCCCACACCCGCGTTTCCCGCAAAAGCCCGATCTCCTCCTCCGTCAATGCCGGCATCGGCGCGGCCTGCGGTAACTGCAAGCGCGCATTCTCCTTTTTCAACCGTGTAATTTCACGATTCAATTGCTCCGGATCATTCGCCTCCGCTTCCTCGATCGTCGTCTGCATCTGCTCGCGCAATTCCTCCAAGTCCACGCTGGTCAGCGCGTGCGGCGCTTCTTTCTGGCCCAGCTTCGGCGTGCTCGACACGTCGGCCGTCCGCTTCGCCGCGATCCGGATCGTCTTTGACTCTCGCAACCAGGCCGGACTCCAGATGTGCGGCTCGCCGACCCGCAGCTTCGGCAATTGGTCGACGATGTTATCCGTCACACCTTTCTCCGAGACCCAGCTCTCAATCGCCTTCCGCTCTTGTGGCCCCGTCATCTGAAACGCGAAAAGACATTCCGTCTGGTTCAGCGCTTTCTTGTTCACCTCCTGAGGCCGCTGGGAAAGCAACGATGCCCCGATCCCGAAATTGCGCCCCAGCTTAATCAGCCGCTCGAACGCATGCACCATTCTCCCTTCTTCGCGTCCCACATTCTGCGGAACGAACTCCTGACACTCCTCGATGAAAAGGTGCATCGCCGACGGCGCCGCCTTCTTCCGCTGAAAAAGCTGAGTCACAAAATCCGTGGCAAACCGGCGCTGCTCACCCGCCAACATTTGCGACACGTCCAGCACCGCCGAGATATTCCGGTCCACGATCATATCGGCCACCGTCACACCAGAATGCTCATTCAGCGGCAGATCACCATGCAACCCGCCGAACACGGGAATCGCGAATCCCTTCCCCTTCCCGGCTGTGCGCAGTCCCCACCACACGCCCACCGGGTCCAGCGCCACCACTTGCGCATGCGCCTCGAGCATCAGCTCGCAGAGTTTCGTGGCCCCGTAGGATTTCCCTGACCCCGTCCGGCCGAGAAAGGCCAGCTTTTGCGTCACCGCCTCGAGCGGAAGGCTAAGGTCTTCGGAGATTTTCAGCTTCATAATGGTCATCCCTGGATCCCGATGAATCCTGCGTCGATCAAATCAGCGACGAGCGGTTCGCCTTGGGAAATTTGCTCCCGTGCATCGCGGATGAATCCGATCACGATCTCTTTCACGTCGGGGGGAGCCGTCGAGACTTGCCCGTTTCGCAGAGACATTTGCAGGGCACCCACCAAGACAAACACACTCGCCACGTCGAGCTGGAGAATCACCGGATTACTTGCGCACCGCTTCAACGCGGCCACATGCAGCGGGCTCTTGTAAATCGACATTATATCTTCTCCTCTTCCCCGAGTTCATCATCCCCGCCGGCCTCTTCTCCAGACGCTTGGGAATTTTGAACTCTTTCGCCACCAACTCAGCGCCTTTGCCCCATCCATTCGACCATGTCGATGGAACGTGCGCGTAAAGGAGAATTTCCAGGCACATCGCCCGCAACGTAATCCAGCCGGCGCCGTCGTTGATCGCGCTGCCGACGGTGCCCTTCGCGATTCCCCGCCGCTTTTCCAAACGCCGCAGCGGCTCCGATCTCCACTGTCCGATGAGCAGCTTTGTGAACATCGTCCAGAAAGCCGAAGTCTCGACGTTCGTCTCGGACTGCTTCACCACGCTCTCGACGAACTGAAGAAACTCCTTTTGCCGGCGCCGGTGAGCCCGGGCCTTTTCACGTTCTCCAGCCGACGTAGAGGATCCCGAACTAGATTGTTTGATCTTATCTTTAACAGCGTGCTGCACTGCGTCCGTCGCGTAGACGGTCATTGGCTCCCCGGTGGGTCTGCACACGAGAAAGGTAGCTAGATTTCCCAAGTCCTTTTTGGAGATCATTTCCCGATAAGTCCGGTACTTGGAGTCTGAGTAACAACGGGCATCGATATTGATATAGCCGCTGCTCTCGTCGACGTGGTCGTTGTGTTCGTTCATGTGCATCTTGCCCAAAACGAACGGCGGCAAAATGCGCTCAGGATGTCCGTCCTTCCGATACTTCTCTGCCTCGCGCTGGTAGTCGGCCAGATTCTTTTCGCGTTTCACCGCAGCCTCCACCACGCGCTTTGCCTCGCGGAATCCCATCGCTTCTCCGCCCTCCCCTTTCAGAATCGCCGATGCTTTTGTGACGGCGATAGCAGGGTCTTTGATTTTCGTCAGCAAGCCGGCGTGCGATGCCGGCAATTGCCGCCGCTTCACCATTCCCCGGACCACTAGAGGCAGCGACATCAGCGACAGTCGCTCGTAGATCGTCGATTCCGCCTTGCCGGTCTTCTCTTCGATCTTCTTCACCGCGGCCGTGCGTGTCAGACCTTCCGTCTCATACGCCGCGCGCAACTGCTCGAACTTTT